CAAATGTCTCTGGACAATTTGCAGGTGTGCCATCTAAAGGTAGACTACATGCATGAGCAGGTGGATCAGTAACTGGTGCTGTACATCCAACTAATATTAGAGGTAATATTATATACTTATTGATCATATCCAATATCCCTTTTGTACAATTCATCCTTTACTTTTTGAGTTATTGAAGCATGTCTTCTTATCTCACCACCCATAAACATCTTGTCTTTAGTTTGTTCTAAAATAAATTCGAGTTGTAGTAATTCTGGATAATCTAAATTAATCATTTGGAAAGAAGTGATCGTATCTCAATATGTAGTATATCACAATACTCACAGAAATCAAGAGTATGAGTATCATGATATTTACACTATGAACTACTGTCAATCTCGTTGTCTCCAATCATCTGATCGCTTATCATTGTGGAACCATCTTGCTATGTCATCAGCACCACCGAAACCCTTTTTGTGTCTCCTTGGATCCGAGTCTCCTATATCCAAGTACTTAAGAAAAGTTGAGTCTTTATCCGTTGTAAGTCTTCTTGCTGAACTTAACATTCCTCTTGCAGATGTGTTTGCCCTTGACAATTTCTCTGCCCATATCATATCATCTAATGATACTTCTGTTCCTGCTGCAATTGATTTGCAAATACCCTCTAACCGAAGGCGATAAGCGGTTGATAACATAAGTTAATGAGTAATATTAGTATTATCTATGCAATCATACTCATCGCTTTCAGTAATTCTTTGGAATGCTCATATTCGTCATTTGCAATCTCTGCAATTTTTTTATCCTCTGGATGATATGCAGAATATTTTACATAAGTTTTAAAAGCATGCTTCTCTATTTTCATGTTGATATCATAAGCGTCAATAGGATCAACGAGATAATAAACAACCATGATCCAATAATAAAGTAGAACAAGGTGTTTGGCAAAGAACCGATCAATCCAGTATTTATTGCCCTCCCTAGCTTCCATCTCTTCCAAGTGTTCCGTTTCATTTAATGCCTGATAGAAATGTTCCTTCATTAAATATATATGTTCTTCACCTCTCAATCCTAAAGATTCTCTTAAATGTAATACACTTATGAATGAGAAGTATGGTGCTCTTGCGATGACTTCAAGAACCCAGAATCTTTGAAAGTCTCTACCTCGATAGAGAAAGTCGAGGATGTAGATAGTTACATTCAAGACCCATGTATTAAATTTTTTCATACCCATGCGTAGTTAATAGAAGTAAAAACTGCTATGCAGATTACTCCAAATAAAATAGTTGTTGATTTAAGTGGTAGGTTTTTCATTTGATCTCCTTTATCATATGCAAAGAAAAAGGATGTGCCTGTAGATAGGGCACATCCTCTCTTGCAAATTTTACTGCTTCAAATGCGTCTTCCGCATATTCGCACATTTCGTGACATTCGTTTTGTTGGTCGTAATAACCTAGTGTGTAGTGGGACATGATAGTTTCAACTCCAGTACGCTATTATTTATAATAACACACTAGGTATAATTACGCATCAATGTGTCGGTTTACACACTAACAATTCTTGTTTAAATCCTCAGCCATCTGACCACCAATCTCTGCACCTTGATTACCTGAGAACATAGTTACCCAACCAGCAGCAACCCAACCAATAAAGGGAATATTAGAGAGAGTAGGAGCAGCACTAGCACCAATACTGGAACCCACGAGTCTTCCTGTTCCTTCTGCTCCTCCGATTGCTTTGATACAGGCTTCTGATCTTTTATCTCCTTCTGTAACTGTGATTGGTTTGTTGTGAACTGCACCGTCCATTGTGTACTGTTCCACGACTTTAACTTTGTTGTTAGCCAACCCAAGAAAGCCACCCTTAGTATTACTATCCCTTTCCACACGCATTACTTTTGGATCGTTTGCTTTATAACTTATCTTATATCCATTATGTCCAACTTCTGCTTCATATGAAGTATAAGGACCAACTGGTAAGTTGATGCTTGGTAATTTACTTTGACGATTTGATAAAGAACCTATCATACCAATGTGAGATATTCCAATGAGTCCACCCAATCCCAAGGCGAACCATTTACCCCATTTCACTTCTTTCTTTTCCATTATCCTTTCTTAGGTGGTACTGAAGGAGCAAGAACCATTGGTGCTTGTTCTATTCTGATTGTTTGTGCTGGTGCTGTATTTGCTGCTTTCTCAATTAATATTTCCATATCTTTCTTTGATATGTTTGCTCCTCCTCCTGATGCTGCATTCTTTTTCCTTTGTCCTGCCTCAACACCAAATGTAGCTAGAACCCCTGTAAAGACCGAAGCTATGAAAGTTGGATCGATATTATCTTGTTTTGATAGACCAGGAAATTGAACATAATTCAATGTCAATATTCCACCTGCCCAGATCAAGATCCCAAGTCTTACAAAAGTACTTAGGACTAGCATCTGCTCTTCTTTGTCATCAATTGCCTCTTTTAGTTTACCTAGAGGACCTTTAGGTTTTACTTCTTCTTTCTTTGCTTCAGCCATGGGATCAATATATCTATATTATATATAGACACTTAATCCTTAGAAACCTAATGGTATTGGTGACATAGGTGATGCAGGAGCATCGGGTGCTGCTGTTGATGGTGATGGTAAACCTAGACCACCTCCACCTAAACCACCAAGGTCTCCGAGACCACCTAGTTTATCAGTGACTGCCTCCATTACCTTGCCTTTGACGTTATCGATAATCGCATCCTTGCGTATGAATACGTAACCACCAAGACCAATAACGGTGAGAGATACAACACCACTTGCAATAGCGATTCCATTTACTATTTTTTGTATTATAATTCTATTTAATACAAATTATATATCATACTCGCTATTCTCTCCCATATATTCGAGAGAAACAATTTCGTGGCGAATTTCTTTATCCTCTCTAAGTAACCATTCTGCAAACTCTTGACGAATAGAGATTGCATCTTTTAATTGTTCTACATCACCATCAGTGCATAGTTCATTCATTCGGTCTATTGACCAATCGTAAGTTGTTCTAAGAGTCTTTGTTAAATTCACCGTAATCTTTACGCATATAGCGTCCGAGTATGTTGCTATTATAGTACATTGGTGTTCCGTCGTCAAGTGACTCCATCAACACATTGTGTAAGAACAATTGTTTTGTCTCTTCGTAGTTTACTTTTCCAAGGGTTGTGTGGAGGGAGAGGATTTCTCTCTTGAAAGTATCTCTTCCATTCTCTTTAATGTCTCGTTTAAGTTCGTCAGAGCTTCCGTAATACCGCTTCCAGTCTGACTCGCTTGTGACCCTTCTCTTCCCTCCTTTTGGTTTTCGCTTCTGCACGAAGTATTTTCTTCCAATATATTTCTGTCCCGTGGTGGAATTTGTGATGCAATAGACGAACCCATAGTAGTCGCCAATATCATCAGAGGTAAAAGGAGCACCTTCGTAAATCCAAGGGTTTTCATAATCAACTTCCATCCTATAAAGATCATTTCTTTATATAGACGACTACTCTAACCATACAATCTTTTTATTTTCTAATTTAATATTAAATGAAGCAGATATACGATCTTCATTAGATAAATTTTTCTTTACTTCATGTTGTAAATGAGAAGGAAAAATTAACATTCTTCCTTCTATTGGAGGAAACCAATAATTATGATGATAGTTATTATTGTCTTTAAAGTCTTGTGTATATGATTCTATTTCTTGAAATGTTTCAAAACAGGATGGTGAATAAAATAAAATATTACCGCATTCATTAGGACATTTAATCCATAAAACACCAGATAAATCACAACCTGGATGACTGTGTTGCACATTTAAAGAACCAGGACTATTAATATTAACCCAAGCTTTTACATATAGGTTTATATCTTTTTTTAATGAAGGTAATGATGTTATACAATCCATTAAAAGACTATGTAATTTATCATCTCCATCATTAAGATGAAAAGTCCTAGATTGCCATCCACCAACATTAGACCTGTTAGGAGTATCTACATCTTTACTTTTTAAAGTATAAGCATAATCTATTAAATCTTTTTGATAAAGTTTAAAATCTTTAATATCAAAAACATGTATTGGTACAGGGAATATATTTCCTGTATTATAACTTAAATCCACTAAAGGTATCCTTTTTCACATCCTGTTTAATACCACCGACAATGTAGGATTCTACCTCTGTCTCCTGTGGTGCCACTTGTAATCCCTTTGAAGATATCCAATGCTCAGTCCAAGGCAATGGATTATTTCTTGCTGGAATATCATAAACTGGTTTCAAACCAATTGCTCTCATTCTACGATTTGCTACCCATTCAACATACTGATGAAGTAGTTTGTCATTTAAACCAATCATACTACCATCTTTGAATAGATACTCTGCCCAACGCTTCTCTTCGTTTACACAACGGTCAAACATACTGTATGTCCATTGCTCTTCTTCTTTGATGATTTCCTTCATTTGAGTATCATCACCTTTCTTCCAGTTGTTTATAATATTCTGTGTTATTGCCAAATGGAGATTCTCATCTCTTGCAATAAGCGATATGATTTTCGCAGACCCTTCCATGAGTTTAAGCTCACCAAAAGCAAAACTACAAGCGAAAGATACGTAAAAGCGGATACCTTCCAGAATGTTGACATTAGTAACTGCACGATAAAGTTTCCTCTTAATTTCTTTTTGTTCCCAAGCACCACTAGTGCTGTCTCTCCAATCTGGTCTCCACCAGTTACTTGTATCATACTGATGTGCCTCGTTTATAAAAGTATCATATGACTCTGTAACACTTGATGCTCTGTCTAAGATACGATCATCTGACAATATCTTATCAAAGACCTCAGATGGGTCTGAGTACACATTCTTGATTACATATGTGTATGAACGTGAATGTATCATCTCCATGAATGACCATACTTCCATACAAGCTTCTAACTCAGGTAAAGAACAGTATGGTAGGAATGCCATACCTGGTGCACGACCTTGTACACTATCAAGCATAATCTGATACTTTAAGTTTGATGTATAGATGTGCTTCTGCTCTGGACGTAGTGATTGATAATCACCACGATCTTTCTGTAAAGACACTTCTTCTGGTCTCCAGAAATATCCTAATTGTGACTTTGTTAAATTCTCAAATGCAGGATACTTATAAGAATCGTATCTCTGAACACCTAAAGGTGCACCAAAAAACATTGGTTGCTTTTTAGTGTCAACTTTCTCTGTATTAAATACAGTCATGGAATCAACCACTTTGTATCTCCTTGTAGAATTTGTTTTAAATTGCACAGCTTTCACAAGCCTCCTCCTGATCTGAGGACATGATATCCTCAATTAATGTGTCTAATTGGGTATTTGGTGTTTCAATATCACTTTCAACCTCATCTGTCTTAACATCGTAGGTGTTCTGATAGTAAGATGTTTTCCAACCGTACTTATATGTAGTTAAAAGATCTTGTGCCATCACACTTGTTGGGACTTCAGAACCATCATAGTGTTGTGGGTTGTAAGACCAATTACCAGAAATTGCTTGGTCAAAGAATTTTTGCATCACAGCAACTACATTAATGTATCCACGATTGTTCTCCATATCCCAAAGAAGGGTGTATGAATTCTTCAAAGACCCATACTGCGGAACAATCTGCTTAAGAGGTCCTTTCTTTGATTTTTTAATGGACAAGTATCCTCTAGGAGGTTCGATTCCGTTTGTGGCATTTGACACAACGGAACTGCTCTCCGATGGCATCTGTGCGGACAGTGTTGAGTTCCTAACTCCGTGTTCCAAGACAAGTGCTCTAAGAGATTCCCAATCATATTTCAAACTGTTCGGTACGATTTCATCGACATCTTTTTTGTATGTGTCGATGGGAAGTATTCCCTGACCATATTTAGTTTTCGATGAATATTCACAAGCACCTTTTTCTTTCGCAAGATTCACAGTTGACTTAATCAGATAATACTGGAATGCCTCTGTCATATCGTGTACTAACTGCCAAGACCCCTTATCGCTGTATTTCTGCCCCTGCTTGGCAAGGTAATGTGCTAGACCGATGAAACCAACACCGAGTGACCTTCTTGCCTTTGTAGCGATTTCTGCTGCTCTGACGGGATATCCTTGAAAATCAATGAGTTCGTCAAGACTCCTAACAGCAAGATCACAAAGAACTTCGAGATCGGTAAGATCACGTATCTTCCCAACGTTAATAGCACTAAGAATGCAGAGAGCAATTTCACCACTTTCATCATCAATATGTTGTATAGGTTTGGTTGGTAATGTAATTTCCTGACATAGATTGCTCATCTCAACCTTGTCAACAAATGACGAGTGAGAATTACAATGGTCTATGTTCATTATGTACAGTCTACCAGTTTCTGCCCTTTCTTTCAATAGGGCAAGTATTAATTCTTGAGCTCCAATAGTTTTTCTTGGTATTCTATCGTCTGCTTCATAAGCAACATATAACTCATCAAAGGATGCAGTGCCAAAAGCATCATACAACCCAGGAACAGAATGAGGACTGAATAAACTAATGCTCTCATCGTCAATAAACCTCTGGTAAAATAATGAACTTAATTGAATACTGTAGTCAAGTTTACGAACTCGATTATCTTCAGTACCCTTGTTGTTTTTGAGAACTATGATGTCCTCTATTTCTTGGTGCCAGATTGGGAAGTGGACAGTCGCTGATCCACCACGGATGCCATTTTGAGTACAACATCTGACAGTTGCTTCAAACTTTTTGAGAAAAGGGACAACGCCTGTATGCTGGACTTCTCCACCACGGATTTTACTGTTGATCCCACGGATCCTGCCTGCGTTGATGCCAATTCCTGCCCTTTGAGCAACATACTTGCCAATAGCCATATCGCTGCTGAAGATGCTATCCAAGGTGTCATCACAATCAACCAGAACGCAAGACGCAAACTGCCTGATTGGTGTTCTGACTCCTGCCATGACTGGTGTTGGGATGTTGATTCTGTGTTTTGAGATTGCGTTGTAGTATTTTCGGACATAATCTAGTCTCGTTTCTTGTGGGTAATTTGCAAATAATACAGATGCTATCATAATATACATCTGTTGTGGGGTTTCATATTTCTCCCCTGTACTTCTGTCTTGAACTAAGTACTTGTCAACGACCTGACGTAGACCTGCATAAGTGAATAGCAAGTCACGATCATAATCAATGTAGCTATCTATCTGCTGCCACTCCTCAGCAGTATACTTTGTGGCGATACTCGGATCATACACACCTCCCTTGATGCAAGTTTCTATGTGTTGAGAGAGTGGTGGGGGTGTATCTGGATGTCCATGGACAGATTTCTCTAAACCAAATAGTAATAGTCTAGCAGCAACATACTGATAGTTGGGATGTTCTAGATCTATTAGATCAGATGCAGACTTAACTAAGATCTCTTGTATCTCAGAAGACTTAATGCCATCAAAGAACTGAAGTCCACTGCTCATCTCTACTTGTGATGCTGCTACACCTGCTAGTCCATCGCAGGCAAACTCAACCATTTTATGTACTTTGTCAAGGTTGATTGGTTCTTCAGTGCCATCTCTCTTGATGACTTTAATTCCGTTGCTCATATTTTCCAGTTTGATAGTTGTAACTTTGCTTTTAATCCTTGGTACACGTTAGATTGTACCACACTTTTCACATTAATTCCATTGTTTGCCATGTCGTTGAGGTCTTTATCCTCTATGGAACTT